AGCAGTTTGCAGTTAAGAAGACTGAACTAGGTGTTGCACCTGGTCTTCAGATTAACTTCCTACGTTACAACAACCTCGGCTTTGCTTCGGCACTTGTCGAAGGTGTGCGTATGCAGACCAACGCCCTAACTGCACAGCAGTTCTCAATCACCGTTTCGGAGCACGGTTACGCACTTGCCGTATCAGAGCTTCTTCTTAACGCGTCGTTTGATGACGTAATGGCTTCGGCCTCACGTCTACTCGGTCGTAACATGGCCCTTTACCTAGACAAGCTTAGCCGCGACACCCTATACGGTGCGACCTCTAAGATTTATGGTGAAGACCGTACCAACATGACCGCAATCACCAACGGTACTGGTAACTTCAACCAGTACGGTTACGGCACCAACGGTACCAGCAACGCAAGCTTGACAGGTAACTTCCACCTGACTCCTCGCACTGTTAAGGACGCTGTTGAAAGCCTATCAACCAAGAACATCCCACGACTAGGTGAGACCTATGTTGCTTTCGTACACCCACACCAGAGCCGCCGTCTACGCGACACTGCTGAGTTCATCGAAGTAACTAAGTACGCTGCTCCAGGTAACTTCATGCTAGGTGAAATCGGCCGTCTATACGACACCGTATTCATCGAGACCACTCAGGTCCGCAAGGTCGGTGGCGGTGCTGGTACAGGTTGGACTGCTGACACAGCAGTTGCTAACCCAGTTCCTGCCGCAGGTGGTGGCTACATCAGCCCAGACGAGTTCACTGGTAACGGTTCAGCTGACCGCTATGACGCCATCTTCATTGGTGACAACGCATTTGGTCACGCTATCTCGCTTCCAGTTGAGCTACGCGATGGTGGTATTCTAGACTTCGGTCGTGAGCACGCCCTTGCATGGTACTCGATTTTCGGTCTAGGTCTAATCACAGACCAGGCGGTCATCGTCGCCTCGACGAACTAATAAGGTACCAGCTAAAAATAACTGAAAAGTAATAAAAAAACCTCTTAGGGTTATGCTACAATATAAGTAGCTAAATCTTAGGAGGTTTTTTTATGTGCGGCGTAGAAAACTGTCAAAAACAGACACATAGCAAAGGCTATTGTCAGGCACACTATCGATTGTTTAAAAAGTATGGTTCTCCAGAACTAAAGCCTAAAGAGTTTTACAAGCCTACGGGGCCAAAACCTAAACCAAAAGCTTTGCCTATTAAAGGGCCAAGAATTTTAAAAACCCATTGCGTTAACGGTCATGAATTTAACGAAGATAATACTTACCTGTATGGGGGAGCCAAGCACTGCAGAGTTTGTCAGCGAAACCGCATGCGACTACGCCGTCCAGCTACTGTGGGTAAAGGCGGTTTAAACTCTTCTAAAACCCATTGTCCTCAAAATCATGAGTATACCGATGAAAACACTTACACTAATCCTCAAGGTCGCAGGTGGTGTCGAGCTTGTGCTAAAGCTAACGGGCATGTGCAAAAAATAAAACGATATGGTATTACCGTAGAACAATACAATGAAATGCTTGAAAACCAAGGGTATAAATGCAAAATTTGCGCTGGTGAATTCTGGAATGAAGTGGGCTCACCAAACATTGACCATAATCACTCGTGCTGTCCAAAAGAAACTTCCTGCGGAAAGTGTGTTAGAGGGCTTTTATGCGGGGAATGCAACCAAGGTCTAGGGAGATTCAAAGACAATATAAATTTTTTATACACTGCGATTAGTTACTTATCTGGTAACATTTAATTAAGCTTCAACCCCGCATTACCGAGTCATTAATTAGGAGAATACCCCGTGGCAACACAAAAGAAACCCGCAGACTTCACAGGCCGTCAGCGTGACGCCCAAGTCGCACAGCAGCTTGAAGACCAGGCCGCCCGTCAGAACGAACTAGCTATGGCTACCGCTGAAGCAGCTCGTAAAATCGAAACAGACGTTATTGACGCCACTGTGCCTACTAAGGCTCAGCCAGTCGTCCTTGACGTAGTTAACAAAAGCGAAGACAAAAAGGCAACAGTGACAATCCGAGTTTCGGACAACATTGAGTCTATGACCTTTGGCGCTGGCAACTATTACAGCTTTAAGGCTGGACAGAAGTACGAGGTAGTACCAGATTTGGCAGACCACCTCGAAGAAAAGGGCTATGTATCAGCAAGATACTAGTCATCACTTCTAATAAGACAGCGGGCCGCGTGCCCGCTGTTTTGTTTTATCAAGATTTTTTACTCATTATCAGGCACTATAGTAGTGACTCATTTGTTAGGTTGGATTAATTATGGCAACTCTTGCAGACCTTATTACAAAGGTTCGTGTCGAGATTAACGACCAAGCCAAACAGTTCACAAAAACTTTTACTGGCGATGGTGTCACCACATCTTTTAATTTAGCAGTCCACCCAGTTGATGACGCTACGTTGCTTGTTAAAGACAACACCACTACTCTTACTAACCCTGCTGGTTATACGGTTGAGACCGTATACGGGGTTATCCACACTACTTCTGCCCCAGCCTCTGGGCACACCCTTACTGTATCTGGAAACATTTGGCGTTATTTCTCAGACGATGAGATTGCTAACTTTGTAAACATTGCTTTGCTGCAGCACACTACAAACCGCACAGACGCCTTTAACAGGGCTATCACAGTTGCTACCCTACCTGAGATTGAAGTTTATCCTTTGGTCGTCCTATGCACCGTAGAAGCCCTATTTGCCCTAGCTACGGACGCGGCTTACGACATTGACATTCAAGCTTCAGACGGTGTAACTATTCCTCGCTCTGAGCGCTTCCGCCAGCTTACCGCTATTATCAACCAGCGTATGGAGCACTATAAGGCTTTGTGTGCTGCGCTTAACATCGGCCTGTGGCGTATCGAAATGGGCACTCTGCGCCGCGTGAGCCGCACAACTAATAAGCTTGTGCCTATTTACGTAGCTCAAGAAATTGACGACTCTACGAGCCCTGAGCGCGTTTATATGCAAAACGACCTTAACGGTAGAACTGTCATCCCTAGCAGTATCTCTATTTTAGATTTGGTTATGTTCCAAGGTGACACGTTTAGCCAAGACGTAACTTTGCCTGTAGGCGTTACCTTAAGTACAGTTACTCTAAAAGCCCAGGTAAGAACTTATCCTGGCTCACCTACTTTATGGGCTACTTTTACTATTGTAGTGAAAGACGCACCCAACAGGATAGTAACTATTTCTTTGCTACCCACTGTTACGGCTGCATTGCCAGTTAGATGTTTTTGGGACATTCAGGGAACTTCTAACTCAGACGCTACGTCAATTACAACTTATTTCCGAGGCCAAGTATTTACTTCGCCTCAAGTAACACAATAAAAACTTACCTGGCGTACAGGTAGGAACAAAATACCCGACAAGGTAAATGAGAGTGAGCTCCCCAGCTAGAGGTGACTGGGGAGCTTACTTATTGATTAGCCGACAAGACAGAAGAAATACCAGTATACTAAAAAAGGCCTCTTATAAAAACGTATACTTGCTTTAAGCATAGTTTTATGTTTACACCAACTTTTAGGAACGTGGAATGACCGTAAATAATCCTCAGCTAGACCCAGTAAATAAACTACGTACCTCATCTCCGCAGGCTCTTATTGATACTGACTTTGAGTATGGTACCCAGGTCTCTAAATGGGAAAACTTGGCGTTGACTAACAACCGCCCATTTGCTTATGCAAAATCTACTCCTATTGCGTTTACGGGTATGACTGTTAGCGGCCGTACTGTGACTGTAACTCTAGCAAGCACTCTAGGTCTTTCTGTTGGAAGTCCGATTGTAGTAACTGACAGTTTTATTTCGATTGCTAATGGTACTTTCGTAATTGATACTCTTACCACTAATACTAGCTTTACTTACACTGCTCGCTCTACTTCTACCCTTACAGGTGGAACTTCTATTTATGATGTTAACAAGACTAACATTGTTCAGGGCGCTTACTACACTGCTAGCCAAATTAACTCTACTAACCTAACTGGTAACGCTAGCGTTGGAACTAACACCATTACCTCAGACGCCGCCACTGGTGCTTCAAAAATTACTGTGGCTATGACCAACGCTCACGGTTTGTCAATCGGTAACGAGATTCAAGTTATTTCCGCAACTAGCACCGAAACTAATGCTAGCGGAGCTTTTTATGTGGCTCAAGTACTTAGCCCAACTTCTTTTGTTTACTACTCACGAGCTACTGTTGCGGCCGCTGTAGGTAGCGCAACTGACTTTAAAGTTTACGCTCGTGCTCAGGGTGCTGTTTTGCACCGCCCATTTGATGGCGGAGTTATCTTCTCGTCTAATGGTGGCTCTAACTACGAGCAGCAAATCCGTCAAACCCGACGTTACTTCCGCTACCAGTCAGGTAAAGGTATCCAGATGTC